CTTCCCAAAGATCTGCCCTGAGGCTCGCGATGTTTCGCGCGAACGCTGCCACCGTCAGTCCGTTACAAGTGGCGGCCGACATCCATGCGCTGATGCAGCACGCGAACAACAATAAGTTCCCGCTCGGTGAGGCGGTAGAATACGAGATGGGAGCCGACCGTGTACTTGAAGTAGCCGTCCCGAATATCGACTATCCGTCCGGTTTTTCTGCCTGTCGCAAGATCATCGAAAGCATCAACGATGGCGGCGTGGTAGCTGTCCGCCTGCTCAATCGACCAGTTTTTGTATGTGTAGAGCCAGATTTCTTCGAGGTCCGCTTCCGCCCTGGGTGACAGCAAACAAGCCCGGGGTTTACCTGGCATGCTTGCTGCGCATGCGCTTGAGGAACGCGCCATTGTCAAATGGTACCGGCTTGCCGGATTCCTCGCCGACAATGAGTGCTTCCTGAAGGGCCTTCACCTTGGCCTCATGCTCCTCCAACAAACGGAGGCCCGCCCGAACCACATCGCTGGCGGAGCCATAGCGGCCCGATTGAACCTGTACATCGATGAAGTTGGCGAAATGGTCGCCGATTGAGACTGACGTGTTGCGCGGCATGACCTACCTCCTGGCTAGTGCCAAGATATACCAATTTTTGGTATCGCTGGCCACCCCTTTCTCGCTGCATGGAGGTCTCGGGGTCCCGAAAGTGATCAGCGCAGCCAACCGCCACGCGGTGCCAGCCAACCGGGCCGGCGCATCAGTGGCGGTGGGTCTGGGTTTGGCGCCGTAACCGGCGCGGCAGTCTGGACGGCTTGGCTTTCCACCGGCGCATTCGCGATATCCTCGCGCAGCCTCTGCCAAAACCGCTCCCCATACCGATCCGCGCCCAGCAACCACAACGCCGCACGCGCCAGGACTGCGCAATCCAGCGCCTCATTCCTGTCCCGCAGCTTCGCCCATTCCTGGCGAACAAAGCCGCGCCGGTCTTTCACCTGGTGCAGCTGCTCCGCCACCAACTGCTTGACCCATTCAACCTCAATCCCCTGCGGCAAATGTACCCAGCCAGGTGGGAATTCCGCCGCCTCCCCACGCCCGAGCCAAAGCCGGCGATAAAGATCAACCTTCCAGGTCGAAACCGACACCGTCCAAAGCTTCAGGCCACGCCGCAGCTTCCGCCCATCCACCAGCGCATCAACGGGCGTTGGGCCCTGCACCGGTTGCGCGCGGTTCCAACCATCAACCCCCTTGGTCGGCGCAATGCGCGGGTCGCGCAGGCGCCGCAGATGGCCATAAACCGCCGCCGTATCGCGCCCGCCCGTGTCCACGCACGCCTTGGCAATGCGGATTGCGCCGCCATTGGCGCGCGGCCAATCACGCGCGAGAAGGTCTGCCAGCGCATCCCAGGGCGCGCGTTCGCGCGGGCTGCCAGCAATGACGATGTGATCGACAAGCCAGGAGGAATAGCCCTCCGCCCAAGCCCAGATATCGCATTCCAGCCGGTCATCCTGCACATCGACGCCAGCCGTCAGCACCAGCGCGTCCTGCGCCACAACACCCAGCCGGAAATCCTCGCGCCGCTCCACCAGGCGTTCCCAATCCGGCGCCTCGCCGCGATCCTGCCAGGTCTCGCCAAGCACCGTGTTGCGGAAGGTTTTCAGATCCTCAGCCTTGCCCTGGGCTGCCTCCCAATCGCGGGCGATTTGCTCCCAGGACAACCAGCCAACGGGGGAATAAAGCGCCGAGATGTGAAAGCCGATCGTATGCGGGTTCTCCGCTTCCGCCGTTGGCCTCCATTCGCCGGCAGCGAGCATGGCGGTCTTGTGGTGTTCCTCAATCGGCGTGTCGCAATGCTCGCAATGGTAGCGCACGCTGCGGGGGTCGCCTTTCTCCCAGATTAGGCGTTCGAATTTCAGACACTGCATGGCGCCGCAATGCGGACAGGGCAGGAAAAAGCGCCGCTGGTCGGACGCAGCATATTCGCGTTCAATCCGGCTGCGCCCGGCAATGGTCGGCGTTGACACCAGAAAGGCTTTCCTGCGCCAGCCGAAGGTGCGCGCTCGGGCCTCGGCGAGAGCAATCGGATCACCTTCGCCCTCGATATCTCCGGGATAGGCGTCTACCTCGTCCAGAAACAGAAACCTGGCCGGCATGGAACGCAGCCCGACCGCGCTATTCGCGCCCGTCAGCACCAGAATGCCGCCGGGGAATTCCTTGGACAGCATGGTATTGCCGCTGTCGCGCGCCCGCGCCGGAGCAACCCGATCCCGTAGCGCTGGTGTTTCCTCCAGCAAGGGATCAATGCGTTGGCGGGAGAAACGCTTAGCGAGTTCTACAGTGGGCTGCACCGCCAGTATCGGTGCGGGAACGTGATGCAGAATATAGCCAAGCCAGTTATTGCCTGCCTCAGAACCTCCGGTCTGCGCGCCTTTCATCAAAACGATCCGCCGCGCCGGATGCATGGCGGAAAGCGCATCCATTATGTCGCGCAGATAGGGCGTGCGGCTCGTGCGCCAGGGACCGGGCTCAGACGAGGCACGGCTGCCCAGAATGCGGTGCTGTTCCGCCCATGCCGAGACAGTGAGTTGCGGTGGCGGGCGCAGCATGGCCCCGGCACGGCGGCGCACATGTTCACGCGTGCGGCCTTCATTCGCCGCCGATGCCGGGAGGGTCGAAGCGATCGGAAGCCTCCGTCAGAAGCTCATTGATGTGCTGCTGCAGGATGGTTTGCAGCAGGTGGGGTTCGACATTCAGTTCGGCGGCAATCACGCCCGCGACGCGCGCGGGCCAATTCAGCAGCGCGTCGCGCATAGTGCTGGCGATTTCATCAATCGTCGCATTAGCCGTTGCGACATCCAGCAGCCGGCCCTTGCTTTCGTCGAGCGCCAGGCGCTGGGCTTCCACTTTCAGGGCGAGTTGCGCGACCTTCAATCGCGCGAAGGGCGTGCCCTCGGCATTAGTGCTGCCGCTGAGCGGGGAGCGCTGCGGGTCTGCGGTGTCCAGCAGCCGAGCGCGTGTCTTGGCGATATCCCATTGGCCATCAGGTTCGCGCGCGATGCGGCCAGTGCGCTCCGCCTTGTGCATGGTGGTATCGCTGACGCCAAGGCGTCGTGCCGCTTCGCGCGTGGACGGTGTCAGTTCAGCCATGGCGGCGACCTCCCGCCGCGCGTTGGTGAGGGTTCAGGGTGTCAGTGTGTGGCGCGCTGGCGCGCTGCGTCGAATGCGGTCAGGGCGGCTTGCCAGTCGGCGTCATGCGCAATGCCGATGCGCTGGAGGGGTTCGAGCATCACTTTCCGCCGGCCGTAGTATTCGCCTTGCATGCGTGCCAGCCATCCTGAAAGCCCCTGCGCGGCAAGGGTTTCGCTGGCGGAGGCGATTTCCGCCTCGGTTGGCTCGGCGCGGCCGAGGGAAACGTGCCGGCCATCGGCGCCGAGCACAATCCAGCGCTGTTCTGTGCCGGCGCTCATCGCGCCGGCTCCGCGTTGCGGATCTGCGTCAGCAATTCGCCGAGCCTCCGGCGCCACACGCCCGCGCCCTCGATGCAATAGGCCGGGCCGTATTTGCCAATGCCACCCTTGCGTGCCTCGCGCAGCCAATGCGCATGGCTCAGCCGGGCGTGATCGGCGAGGCCCTTGAGTTTCGTGATGCTATCCAGTTGCTGCATGGTCTTTCTCCGTCCTGCGGGGCGGCATGCCCTTCGCGTGACGGACGCTTCGCGCTGTGTTTCAGGCGAGCCAAGGCAATAAAGCGCCAGGGATCGCGATGATCCCTGGGCTTGGCAATCATTCATGCCGCTGTGGCTGTGCAGCTTCATTCCGCTACGCGGTAGACAGTGTAGGATCCCTTGGCGCCCTGCTTGTTCGGGCCGACTTGGCGAATGCGCTCGGCGATCTCCACCGTGATGCCTTGGCGCTTCTTCAACCCGGCGAAAAACCCGCGCACCGTATGCTGCGCCCAGCCGGTGGCCTCCGCAATTTGCGCCACTGTCGCGCCCTCAGGGCGGCGGAGCATCGCCAGGACCACTTCCTGCTTCGTGCCCTCGCGCGGCTTGCGTGGCGCGCCTGTGGCGCGTGCGCCGCGCCGTGAGAGCGCGCTGCGCAGCATCGCCATGGCTTGCGCGATAGGGTCCTTGTCCGCATTGGCCGCTGGCGTTTCTTCCCAGGCTGCGAGCAAGCGCTCGGCGGCTTCGCGCAGGTTCACGCTGGCCATGTTGGGCGCCTCTGGTGCGGCCTGGGCGGGTTGTTCCGCCACCGCGTTGTCCTGCTGCGGCGCGTTGTCGTCCCCGCCCTGTGGCGCAGTGTCGGGCGCGGCGCGGCCCTCATTCGGGTCAATGCCAATCGCGCGCAGCCCCTCATCCGTCACCTGGATCAGGATCGGCGTGCCATCCGCATCCTTGCGCCACACCATCGCCAATTGATCGCGCGGCGCAGCCACCTCAATCAGCAGGCGGCTTTTGATCAGGCTGTTCACCACCGCGCGGCAGGCAGCGACTGGCAAATGCTTCGGCGCAATCGCCAGCAATTGCGGGTGCTGCGCGCCATGGCTCAATACAATCCGCTGCGTGTCAGAAAGCTTCATCGTCTCGGTCTCCGGTTGCGGGCGCCGACCATCGGCCCCCTACTGCCGGGAGCCCCGCGGGCGGACCCTGCGGGGCAGTGCGGCGCCGCCTTGCGGCGGGCGGCGCTTCAGTCCTGCGCTTCGGCGGCGATGCCTTCGTTGATCACGAAGCCCGTCAGGTAGGGCAGGCCGGCGGGGATGCCCGTCTCGCGGCTGGTGCGCTGCGTGATGCGCCAGCCCATCCATTCCGCGGTGGT